ACGTTATGACCATAAATCCAACGCCAGTCGAGGAACCCATAGGCGCACCGGAAGTAAATCGCAGTCTTAAGAACGTAAGTCTCAAAATCCACGGTGTTCTTAAGTTCCGGCAACATACGGTCCATCCAGAGCAGGTTCTTCTTCATAGCGGACTTATCTACCATGAACCAGTTGTTGGTGTCATAATCATCCAACCTGAGGTAGTTTATAATATCGTACCTTCCAAATTGGGTGTTTATGTTACCTTCAGCCGTATCAAGGCTCTTTGGCGTTCCAACTATTTCCTGTGCGGTATCGGCAAGGTTGTCCGGAACAATAAGAGCGAGATCGTCAGAAACTTCTATCCTTTCAGATATGTCATTCCTGAACCCTCTCATGAGGATCCGGGTTGCCGCAACCGCAGTCTTGGTAAGAGAAGAAGTACCGGAATTATCGAAGCCAGTAGTCGTGCTCGTACCAGACTTGGTGCTGTGCGAACTGGAACAAAGAGCCACACCTTCTTCCGATTCCATGAAGTCAAAAGCGGCAGAAAAAGCGTAAGCAAACGGCCTTACGCCAAGCTTCTCTCTGGTCCTCTGGGCGGAAGTCATAAGGCTTTCGGCTCTACCATTAAGGACGGCGTACTTCTTGTCGTCAATGAGCTTCCTCTCAGCCTGTATGCCAGCCGCATACTCCTTAGGTTCTATCTTGGTGTGAAACCCCGGAGATATTCCAAGGTAAGACAGTTTACCGTTAAATTCCGGTATGTCCTGCAAAGACCCTATGCTATAATATTCTTCCCATGCACTATCGGTAGATATTACATTATAAAGGCTCGGAATCATACTCGGAAGTTCCTTATACGTCTTTTCAGCTACGTCTCTGAGTCTTGTGTCAAGCAGTCGCACAAACTGTGCGCTATCAAGTGGACTTCCCATTTATATACCCTCCTTTCAATTAGTTTATTAAGCTCTGGCTGTGGCAAAAACGTCGCCATCAAAAGTAAACTCCGCATATTCCTTTCCAGCTTCTGATAGATCCAACCTAAGTACGTGGATTATATCGTAGTCAGTAGCCGGAGTCTTGGCGCAGTCTATGAACGAAGCCACCGTGCCATCGCCTATCGTAACAAATGAAGTGCCAATGGTGCGAAGAGGTACTCTGACAAACGTATCACCAACCGCCGTATCGTAGCTCATAGCATAATCCCATGCGGCAACGGTCGTACTGGTGTCGTCAGTTATCCTATACTCTCCTCTGTTAGCACCAGTCCTGCAATAAATCGTACCCTTACCAGCAACCGGGGTAAAATCGCAAGCATTGGTCGTAGCAGTTATACCAGAGGTACTCCCCGCAGTAGCGGTAAGAAGCGTCGGAGCAGTGCCAATGGCGGCGTTACATATTGGTGCTCTGAGAACAGAGGTCTGGTTAATAACGGCTACCTTTACAAATGCCCTATTCTCACTCTTGTTCCATGGACCCTCCACCCCAAAATACTTTCCGGTAACCGGGGTATGGGGACCAGCCGCCGCTTCTGCAGTGATGTATTCCTGCTTGTACGTTGCGCTATAGACAGGAACTCTGTTATTCGTGCCTATAACCACGCCAAGAGGAACGTCTCCTATACTTGTTATACCAGAAGCACCTGCGGCAACAGGTCTTACTACAACTCCTTCACTTGTTGCTATTGCGCTGTAGTCCAGACACACTATACTACCGACATAAACTGTAGCCGCTGGATTAAGCGGTGCCCATATAGTCTGTGGACTTCCATGAATTACACTGATAGACATACTGTTTCCTCCTTTCTAAAAATATTGAAGATTTAAGGAAAGATACCCTTCCTTAAACTCTCAATTAGGGGTAATCTCCCCTCCAGTTTAAAGTTCCGCAGAAAGGACAACCACTATCAACCTCTACCTTATGACTATGAAGTATTGATTTTGGTAATCCATCTGCGCCATTTTCCAAGACCACATGAACATGATTGTGGCCTCCTAAAACAGCCTGACCTTCGTACACCGAGTTTGTATAGTCTGTGTAGCTTAGGCCATCCCTGCTTGTACTACCGCCCAAAACATCTCTGTCTTTATCACAGGTAAATCCACAATTCCAACAACGGTAATACCTGTTTGCGTCCTCGCCATTGCCTCTTTCTTGACTTCCATAAAGAGGGACGGTCCGGCTCTGTTTAGGTATTTTACGGTTTTTGTAATTGCGATCACGTGCCATTTACTTCCTCAGATAGTTTGGGGCATTTCCCGATAACGATTTGTTAACGGATTCTTCACTCATACCAGTCTTTGAGACAAATTCTGAAGCGTACTGGTCGAGTTCTATTTTCTTTGCTTGCTTCATTTCAACTTTTGCGCCATGATTTACCCCAGTACCCTTTGGGGTTTCCCCTTTAAGAGGGACTTTTCGGGGGGCCGGAGAAGCCATCTTTTTCCTCAACATAGCCCGTTCAGCATCGGCGTAGTTCAACTTCGCGTCCAACGCGGCATTATCTGAATGCTTTATGTTAAAATTTGAAAGCATTTCCGCCATTATTGCGTTGTGCTCATCTTCGTCGTCTACTCTTACTTTATCTAAAGTTGTTAGATAATTAGTTTCATATTTAGTTACTGTCTGTTGCTTTTTGGCTTCGCGCTTCTCTATAAAGCGTTCAAGTTCCTCCGGGGTAGTAGGCATGTCAAACACGTCGCCAGAACTTTCAAATGGATCGTCATTTGTACTATTTCTTTGCGTATAATTCTCTAATTTTTCTACCAATTCTGAAAATTTACTTTCCATTTGAGACAGCCTTCTCCCAAGCCTTGATCTTTCAGCGTTATCCGGAGGAACTACCGGAGGAGCTTGTTCCGAAGGTTTTTCGGTAGAATGGTCCTCAGATGAAGATTCATCTGCAGAATGGTCCTCTACCGGGGGGTTTTCAGTTACAGTCTCATCTGTAACACCCTCGTTAGCGGCCCGGTCAAGCGCGGAATCTGAAACATCCTCTTGCTGGCTGGCTTTTGCGGTGTTGTCGTCCATTGTTCATTCTCCTTTTAGTTATGATTTTTTTACTTCTTCTACTCTGTTAAGATGATCGTTGATCTTGTTAACCCAATTGTTTGCTAAATTTCTTAAAACTCTATATTCAGCTAAATCTTTAGCGTCAGCCTTTTCGTTTATTATCAATTCAAGTTTAATTTCCAATGCGGTTAACATCTCTCCCATTATTTCTGTACCTACAGGAGATTCTATCGCATTAACAAATTGTTGGCCTTTGCCTAAAATCGATAGCATTTTAGACGCATTTTTTCCATGTTTGTTTATGAATCTTTCTAATTCTTCTTTGGTTACGTTATATGCCACCAGTGGTTGCCTCCCTCACATTGTTTTCTCCGGCGGATTGTTGAACTCCGTATTGATTGCTCGTTCCAGAAGGAAGAACTCCGGGTTGAGCACTTTCTCCACCAGCCGCCCCCTCAGGCTGAATGGGCTTTTCAGGGTTTAGTAATTTATCTGAAAAATTAACAAATTCATCTCCCATATATTTGAACATTTGGGTCAATACATAATTCACTATTTTTACCGTGTCCGGGTGTCCTATTTGAGTAACGTATCCGAGAATTTGGGTCCACCTCTGCACTTTAAGGGTCTTGGACTGTTCAGGTTCTATGGTCTGGCTAACTGGTTTATAAAAATAATCTTTTATTGGGTCAAAATTATATGCTTTTTGTCCCATTAATTTAAAAGCGGTTTCTTCCTTAGCAAACTGATAAGTCATTTGGAGTATCATCCAATAAAATTCTGACAGAAAAGTGTTTTCATAAGTTAAAGATTTGTAATTGGTTCTCGCATTCGTTCTTTGTTCTGCTCCCGCTACCGCAGTAGCCGTAGTTCCAGAATATTCCGGAAGGGAACCCATAGTAGTAGGGTATATGGAAGTTACCTGTTGCATTTTGTTGGTCAACATTCCCATTTGAGCCATCGCGCCTTCAATATTATCAGAAATTTGGACTTCCTGTATGTCGTCAGGGTTTTCAAGTTCCCACATGTGCCCCGGCTCAAAATATACTGTAGAATAATCGTCAACGGAATACTTTTTGCCTTTTAATATCGGCATAGTAGCTAATGATACTCTATCGTTGCTCATGTTAAAAGTATCATTTATTCCGGTTTGCAACTCTCTTGCAAACTTCCCATCGCCCAAACCATTATCGGAAGTTGGATGAATATAACAAATACCGCGCACAAGGGGCTTTATTCTATTCCCTTCCGCATCTTTGTAAGGTTGTAGTTGGAATCTTATTAATTTCTTAGTACCTTCATTAAGCGCAAACGTCATTATTACTTCATGGAGTTCCGCATTTTCCTTTATTTCTCCACGTTCGTCAATACCGGGGGAAACTTCAGAAGGGTTCCCTTGTTCGTCCCAATCTTCTATTATGCACCAATATTTTCCAAACCTTTCCAATATATCATAATATTTGTTTACTGGTTTGCTTTGTTTAGTTTCTTGCTGGTTTGCTCCAGTCTGCTTATTGTATGTTTCTCTTGAAGTTTGAGTTTCAGTTGGTGCTTGAACCTTCTTTAATTCTTCAAGATTAAAATACCCCATCGATAATTGATCAGCCTTAAGTTGCTCATAAGTCTTTTCAGACCTTATTATTACCCAATCTTTCTCTTGAATCGAATAAACATATTTATTATCAGTAAACACATTTCTGGGATCAAGTATATCATAGTTGAACCTATCTTTAAGTATTACTTCACCCATCATAGGTTTTTCTACGGTTCTGGTGGCTGGCACTTGAATGTCCGGATCAGTTATTGGCCTACCAAGCTCATCTACGCTCAAGTTTTCTATTTCGTTCGTTACTCCAATTTGCCTTTCTTCAGACTCCTGTTCCCACCAACAAATTGCATAAGTATAACCAATTGAGTTACAAATATTTTTTCCTCTCATATACTTGTAATAATGGTGTAAATGTTTCTGGTTGAGAGTTCTATTTATGCATTCTTTGGCGGCTTCAGCGTTGTCTAAAGCTTCTTGCCCTTCATCCTGTATATAGGTTTCAACAAAATCCCTTGATTGAAAATATTGTCCGGCATCTATCGAAGATTGCGTCAACATATGAGAAGCAAATTCTGGTATAGAAATGTCCGACATCCAATCATACTTTTTATCAGACCGGACCAGATCTATCATATCTATTATACTTTCAATCTCATCAGTCTTTATAGATTGATTACTATAACTCGTTGCATACTCCCCATCTACTACTTGTGCTAAAATTTGCTTCTCTATGTCTTTATTTATAGCCATTTAACCCACCTTAATTTATTTTAAATGAAGGGGCACACAGTTCGCGCTTCAATTGAGTATCACAATATGGACAAAGTATAGATTCATCAAGCTTTTCCAAAGGAACTTTAATTTCAAATGTCTTTTTGCACTTGTCGCAAGTATAATCATACAATGGCATTTTTTCTCCTATGATGAAAATTCATCGTTTCCCTTGATAATACCGGGGAGCCTCTGGCGCAACATTCGCATTACCCCTAACTCTAAATCCAGAATGTTTAAAGATGCATTCCCAGACCATATTAAAATGGGACCACTTTTGTTGAGGAGAATTTTTGGCATCCTTAGTAACCTGAGATCTTGTATCGGCCCATTCATCCCACCGCCATTGTTTCATAAATTGAGCCGCAGTAGGGCATGTATCAAGTATCCATAAAGTAGGTAAATAATGCTTTATTCCGTCTTTAATTGTAGTATTATTAAATGGAGTACCCACAATTTTGGAATTTTTTAATCTCTTTTGTATTTCGTCTCGACCTTTTTCCCCTCTTGTATCCCACCCCTGCCAATATGCTCCTGCGCCTACACCCTCTCTGCTAAATTCTCTAAAAAATTTATTTAGGTCATCTTTTACCGTTATTCCATCCTTTTTAGAAGCGTCTGCAAGGGGGTCTATTAAATTAAATGAAAATTTATAATCTTTACCCAAAGAAGCAAATTCATAAGCTATTTCCCTTATTGTAGATCTTTCCGGAGAAGGGTTAAAATCCCCCCATATAAACGCTTCATTTTGAGGTGATAGGGATATCATACCGCAAGCCCAAGGTGTCTGGGGGTGATAATCAATTCCCCTCGCATGTAACCAATCATGGGGGATTCCCACCGGAAAATATTTATTAGAATCAATTACGTGAACTCTCGAATCGTAGGGTTTAAATATTCTTCCGGACACTTGTTTAAAAATTCCATACCGTCTGATGTCTACAATGTCCGGGTCCATACCCTCAAATAAATCGTTTATTACTCTTATATCCAATGTCGGATTATCGTCAGTTGCGGCTTGTATTACAGCTACATTGGCCTTACTATTAGTATGTTCTATTTGTTCTACTTTATTATCGGGTGTGCTTAAACGGTCACATACGGCTTTGCTCCTGTAAAATACTTGAGCTTTATCAAAAAGTTCGTCATGGGTCCATGTAACAAAATTAGCCGGAGTAAGAGACATGACCAAATCGCCATCTTCAGATACCAACCTTGGTAACTGTTCGTCATAAAGGTCTTGTGGAGATTCTTCATCGAGCCACACTCCCATACGTTGAACTCCTGCTGAACTTTGAGTAGACTGATTATAAGATACAAATTCGATTACAATGTCTGAACCTCCAAATATGTCCTTTATTACCATGGAGGGACTTCTAAACGTTATATCTTTTTTTATTAGAAATTTAGGGAGCCACTTTTTAAATTCCGGATATTGAGTATTTTTAACCTCTGAAGAAGATCCTTCGTCTGTAGCATTCGCGCTTTGACCGGGGAGAGTTTCTGCCCCAAACCTAAAAACCCGACTTCCCCTCAAATGAATATTTACAGGTTCTCCACATGTTGGGCAAATAGTTGGGGGATTTATTGGTCCAAACTTGTGGAAATTTGAACATTTATAATATACCACATTCTTATCTGGAACCGGATGAAGACCCATAATTCTAAGAACGTAAGAATAAGCGCAACTTGCCGTTTTCATAGCTTGATTTCCAGTAAATAAGGCTATCTTTTTATTTGGGCAATTAATAAACTTCTTAAATGCCCAAGTCGGCTTAAATGACAAAAATGTAGTCATATCATTAAGTTGTTCTATTTCAGAATTTGATAAATCCATTTGTTTGTCCTCGCTTAATGTT